ATACACCTTTACCTCAATAATTGGCGGGTAGCTCAATGGGTCTGCCTCCGCTTTCTCAAGGAACTTTTCAGCCACTTGCTCTTCGGTTTTCTCCACGAACATCTTCTTTGCGGGTCTGCCGCGCTTTTTTGTTGTTTTTGTCATATTAGTATCCTCCACTTCCTTGTCTTGTTGTTCTGGTTCTTGTCTCATCAACATGGTCAATTCCTGCGATTGCAGCGTATCTTACTACGTCAATCGGGTCTTTCCACGCTTCTTTCATTCCACCTTCGCCCGTGTATTCGGACAACGCAGTGATAATGTTTTCGCAGTCTTCTGCAATGTAAAAGTGAGGGCGGTTGACGGAATCCAACGGCTTGGTTGTGTCATACGCCATTTTGCTGATTAAAGCCTGCAACCCATCGTCAATCTCCATCCCCGGTGCGGGAATACACACGATTTCGTAGTCGTTCAAGTCCTCGATGATGCTGGATGCACCGTCTGCCGCCTGATACTTTGCAGCACCCAATCGCGGGTCAATCAATCGCTCAAAGATTTTTTCCTCGCCTTCAAGCTCACGGATAGTGTCAACGTAGTCGCGGATGCCGAATCCCATGCCCTTCGCCCCGGCTCCAGGAGACCACTTGCCACCACGCCACTCTGCCCAATCGCCAATGCATACGTCAGGCCACTCACGATAAACGTAGAACGTCCCTGTAGCATCCACGGCAATCCACGCCATGAACCAGTTTTTGTTCCCGGCAGGGTCTATTATGTGGTATCTAGTCACTCCTGTCTGTGGAATCATCCCGCTCGGTATCACGTTCACCGCCTTGTTGAATTTCGGGAATTTCGTAGCGTGTGACTTTACTGGCACGCCATAGGCACGGATCAAAATTTCTTCCCTTGGGCGATTCCGTAGGTCTTCTGCAATACGCTCGTAGCCACCAAACGGGTTGTCCTTGGAGTGGAAGTAATGGACGCTGGCGTTGCGCTTCTTGCTTCTTTGGACGTATGGCACAAGCTCCCCGTTGAGCAACTCTGCCTCGCGTGTCTCGATGTTCGTCGCGCCATCCAGATACTCCTTGATTACCTCGGTGTAGCCGTCGATAGGTGTAAACGTCACCAACATCTTGGCATTGCGCGTAGCAAGGCGGAAACGTAGTGTGCCGATAAGCTCCGCACCTAGAAGGTATTCGTCCAACCAGACGCCGACGTTGTGCCACTTGGGTTCTTTGCATCCAAGTTCCGCGCCTTCTAGGATTGTCGGGTTGTTTTGGTATTGAGAATACGTCTTAAAGATGATTTGCGAACCATTGGGCAGGATGAGCGAACTATCGGTAAACCCATTCTTTCGCGTGTAGGACACATACGCTCCTGCTGATGTTTGCTTCTTACGCATCTCCGCAGGCAACCACTCCCACACGGCACGTTGTTGCTGACGCACGCTTACTTCGCTTGTTTGAGCAAAGCACATGATTTCTGACATGGGATTTTCCACGGCAGCACGCACAACACAGAACGCACCGAATGCAGTTTTGCCCGACCTGTTGCCTCCTAATGCCAGAATTTCAGAGACTTCTGACATCTGAACTTCCGCTTTCTCCCAATGCGGAAGCCTAAACCCGTATCGAAAAGGGTCATTTTCCGCGTTCTGGATTGCCTCATGGTAGATACGATGCAGCTTTGCAAGCTCATCAGGCTGCATTGACACAATCTCCTCGTCAGTAGGAGGAGTCAGGATTGGGTGCTTACGCCAGTTCATTCGTCTTTTTTGTATGCGCCAGTATCCATCAGGATGTCTTTTATGTTATACACGCTGCCGCACTTGCCGCATGAAAATGTGTCATCCTCTGCCGGAAACGAGCCTCTTCTACCGTCAACAAAATGTATCTCTTGACGCTTTTCGCAATGACTGCACAAACCGATAAACGGGCGGATATGTTTTTTTATGTGTATATTCCATACTTTAGCGTTAAACTTTTCTGCCAAATACGAAGCGTAACACAATGTCATGCATTGGTATTCGACGTTATTATGCGTGACTGTGTAGTGGTGAACTAAGTCTCCACAGTTGGTTAAATAGTCAACGTATTTTGATTTTGGCTCCGCAATCATTCCACAATTTCTGCTTCGATGGCACTCTCACGCACCTTGTTTGCCATACGCATCCTAGCTTCCTCAATAGCCTTAGCGGCATCGTCGATAGACGGCCCCTTGCGATGCTCGATCACCACGCCTGCCATACCGGATAGCTTGGCACTATGGTCAGACAGAATGCCCACGGTCAACGCAAGCCTGTCAGGGGAAATCTTCTTGAGTTCCTCTGGATCATTCGCCAGTTGCTCTGCCTTCTCAAAAAGCAAATCAGTGTATTCCGCCGCCACCATTGCGTATCGTGCTGAAAACTCCTTACGCTTGGTTTCTAGCGTGTCCTCATGCTGCCAGGATAGCCGCCTAATGGTCTCATGCCCCAGCCCTGTGATGCGGGAAATCTGCTTCACTGGCGCACCCTGTGCGAGCAACCAGAGGGCTTTAGCGGCAACGTGGGGTTGATTATGCTCAACGCAATTCCTAGGAAGGAGTTTTGCCCGTTCGCGGATTTCCTCGAAAAACTCCCGCATCGCAGCGGCATTGTCGATTTCCGGCAAGGGCGTTATCTCGTCACTCATGGGTGGTTTCTATCTTATTCCCGTAGGAACGCAAGCATTATTTTTGCTTGGTCTTCTTCACTTTTACCGCGCCAGAATGCAACTCACGTTTCAGCTTGGACTGTTGGCCCTTGGAGAGTGGGCTGCCCTTGCTCAGTAGGTATCCTACTTGCTTTTTGCTCTTGGTTTTCATCGTGCAGATGGATTGATTTTTTGCATTTCCGCTTCAAACAATTCAGAGTCTTTCCTGAACTCTTCTGCTGTTGTTTGCATATATTTCGAAAATTCTTCGTCTTGCGAAGCCTGATACCCAATTCTTTCTATTGCAGCAGACGTTGTAAACATCCCTTTGAACATCTTGCGGTAAATTGCATCTATGTCTCCACTTGAAGCATTGACGTTCAACGCTCTTGTCAATGCCCTTGTTTCATTTCCTGTTGAAAGCATTGTTGCTATAACACGATTCCTAACTGGCTCAACTATGCTCCCTGCTAAATATCCTGTAAATGTCCCCGGCCCGAAAACAACACGGGGCGAAGGACCACCACTCGGACCTTGAGACTTTATAATATTCGCGTTGTAAACACTAGCGAGATCATACATTTCTTGAACCTTATCCTCGCCCAATACAACCTCCATTTTTTTTCTGTATGGTGATTTTCCACCGGGAGCATCCAACGCCCTTACAAATTTTTGTGTATCAAATAACGGAGTAAAAGGAGCAGTAGCAGATGGTTCCCCACCAGGAAATTCATCTAACACGCTTTTCAAGAAGTCTGTTTTGAAGAAGTTTCTAGCCTTTGCACTTGAACCACCTTGTGATTTCGCGGCATAATTAGAAAGTTGCGCCATCATGGTTTTTGTCTGCTCGGTTGTAAATCCGTCAGACAAGATTGTTCTAGCGATTATTTCCGGGTCTAATTTCTCAAAGTTGCCTTTAGAGGCAATTTTGTAAACTTGAGAGTTTAGTTGGTTTTCCAGTTTCTTTTCGTAAATAATTCTGTCACTGATGCTTCGCAAAACCTTTCTTTGTGTGTCTTGATCCATCAATTGACTCATTTGACGAATATCATCAATGGTAATGTTTTTGCCAATGTTTGATACCTTGCCTGACAATCTATTAAGCTCGTCCAGTGAACGCATAAGCTGAGGTGCGTCTTTACCAAACAGGCTGTTTACGAACTCTGGTTGGTATTTTATTGACTTAACGCTTACGCCGGGGGTGTTAAACCCAAGATCACGGAAATACTGCTTTTGAAGCATTTCTCTAACTTGTTCACTGGCCCCAGCGAGAGCAGGATTTTCTGATTCGTATTTTGCCACGCTTCCAAGAAAGTCCTCAATTCGCTTTGGATCACGCATTAACAGGGAAACTGCCTCAAAAGGTGTTTTAACCAACTCGCCTGCGTCATTCTTAAGAAGTTCACCCATTGTGCCGCGTGTGAGTTTCATCCTGGCGTCATAATCACCAACTGTTTTATCAAAAAGGTCGCCAAGGTTGATTGGTTTCCCAGCACCATCCACTGTTTCGTATGAACCATATACTTCACGCCGGAATGCTGACATCCTATTTGCAATGTCATTAGCAAACTGTTTAGTGGTGCTAGCTCCTGTCGCATCATCAGGCCTTGCGTCACGAAACACTCTTATCCAAGCATCAAATTCTGGTGCAGTAATTGGCCTTGCAAGTTTTTCAAGCTCGCGCATTTGTTCCAATTGAGCTTCAGTCAATGGTTTTTTTTCTGCCATTTCTTGCATTTTAGCCAAGCGTCTTGGCGCGTCCACCTTGGCCTTTAAATTAGAAAGCGCATTGTTTATGCTGCTATTGCTGAATGCTCCACCCTTACTGGCGTCAGACGCCATTTCTTTTACTTCAGAATAAAGAGTCTTAGCGTCAATTTCAAATCCAGCTTTTGATGCACTGGTATTAAACGTATCATATGCCTGATTCTTGATTTTAACCGCAGCCTCTTCGGCCATTTTCCCAAATCCTAATATCGTATTTCCAAGCTGCGTTTTATCACCGGCTTTTGCAGCAATTTCATTAACATTTTTTGTTAATGCATCAGCGACAATTGATTGCGGTGCATTTTGTGCCTTGGCAATACTTGATACCAATTCAGCTCGGTTTGCTTCAACGGATTTTGCAACTTCGGCATAAACTTTTGAATCAACAGGAGCAGCATTTGTGTATGAATTGAAAATATCACGAAGTGCTTGTTGGGTTTTTTTCATCTGACCAACAAAAGCCGCATTTGGGACTTGAGATGCAAGTTCAGATTGTCGCGCAACCCCTTGGGGTCCAGCAATAACACCAACAGGAACAGTAATTTCCTTTCCGGTAGTTGCGCTCAATCTATCTGCGGAGCGTCTTAAGTTGTCAGCAAAATCATTTGCCAGGTTAGGAGCAATTCGTGGAGCAAGAAATCTTGATGTAAACCTGTCAATCCCGAATCCAGAAACAACGGAGACAGCTCCTTCAGTTCCGTTTCTGGCAAATGCGGGCATAAATTCCGGCTTAATTCCAGAAACACCTTCAATGGCCATATCCAATGCGGTCCCCACTCCAGTTCTTGCTGTACCGGAAGCAACAATAGCAAGTGTAGGGCTTTTTGTCGCAGCCAAGGTTCCTAGCCCCGCAGTTATTTCTGCTGTTAATTTGGGTACCTCAGTTACTGACGCACCTGCAAATCCTAAAAGTCCTTTGAACTCGGTAGAGAATGCTTTCCCGTCAGGCTTTCTAATCAAGTAATCGACATCTCCATCCATTTCAACAGGGAAAACTGAATCAGGTCCAAACTCTTTTTTAAGGTAATCAAGGCGACTGTTGCCATCAGAAAGCGCACCCAAAAACAACTTTTGAGTATTGGACAACTCGCTTTGTGTGTTGATGTTTTCAACAGGCAATCCAGATACAGTAGAAAGAAGTTGCTTTTTTTCTTGGTCAATTTGCTGCGGTGTTTTCCTGACAGATGTTGGCGGCGGCATTACAGGAGCATACATTCCAGATGCGACTGGCGGGAATGTTTGTATCTGGCTGCCTGTTTCAAATTTATACCCGCCACTTCTTAATGCTTCTGTTGAACCTGCAACTTCCGCGACTTTTTGCTTTTCTTCACGATCAACAATTACGTCGTAATCGTTTTGTAAACGATCAATTGCTGCCGTCATTGAAACAACATCTTGCTTTATTTTGCTGGCACTGGCTGAGTCTCCTTCTTTGTCGGCTTGTGCTAAAGATGCTAGTGCGCTTTTTCTCTTGTCAAACACCGTCTTGATGGCTTGACCGATACTGCTTTTGCTTTGAGACAAATCTTGATTTGTTTCATTTTCCATATTTGTATCCTTAATATCTATCAAGTAGATTTTGTTCTTCTTCCGTTAAGCCAGTTACAGGCTTTTGGGTTGGCTCTCTAGTTGTTCTTATTCTAATTTGCCCTCTGCTATCAAGAAAATTTTGAGGCCTATTTGATTGAATAAAGTCAAATTCTTGTTGAGTAATTCTTCCTTCTTTAAGTTCTTTTTTAACGAAATTTTCGTCTCCGTAAATTGTTTCATATTGAAGGTTTTGAAGTCGAATCAATTCCCTTTGGAACTCTGCTGGGCTTTGTGCGTTTTTAAGAGATGTAGCAGAATCCTTTAATATCTGAATATCTTTATCAGATACGTTCCCCAACGAACCACCAGTAGGACTTGCCTCCCGAATTGCTTGCAAAGAACCAAGTGTTAAACGTGAACTAACTCGGTCAATTACGGCTTTGTTTTCGGCTTGTTGAGTAGTTGGGATTCTTTCAGCAACAATCCTTCCGGCAGCCCCGGTTACACCCTCAACCATGTCTTTAGTTCTGTCTTCGAGGAAATAAAGGTCCATCATGTTTTGATCCACGGAAACTTTTTTTGATTGTTCCGCTTTTTGTTCCCTTTTTTGCGCTTGAGTCAACTCTCCTTCAATAATCTCAAAAGCACCAGTCTCTGGATTGAATCTTGTGGTTCTGCTTGCTTGTGGTTGTCCATAAGTAACCTTTGCATTGGAAATTCCACCATCTGGCAGAACATCTCCTGAAACCTTGCCGCCTTTTGCAATAATATCTTGAACTTGCGCTGGAGAAAGCAAAACAATTTCTTGTTGTTGTTGTGTTGATTCACGATAACGAGGACCAACACCAAGTTGCGCTCCCGGCTTGGGAGGTAAAACGCCAGGCTCGTCACCCATGCTTACCCCCATTTCAAATGGAACTCCGTTTTCATCTGCTTCCGTAAGAAGATCATCTGACAGTGGTTGTAGAGTTTCGTCTTGTGGAAGTGCATTTTGTATCATTTCTCCGATTGGAATAAGTTGACCGCTACGAGTCCTGCCCATTTGAACAACTTCATCACCACGGTAAATGTTTTCAATGCCAGCAATTTCATTTGCACTTCTTTGCTGCTCTTCCATTTGCATAGCCATTTTTTGACTTGCAAGTTGGGCGTTTTGTTGTTCAGCAAGAAGTCCGCTACCAATCTTCAGCGATGTTTCAATAGCTTGTGCCGCTGCAAGCCTGTCGCTTAACGGGTTGTTTTTATCACCAAGGATAAACATTGCCTCTTGTGCCATTGGAGCAAGTGAAGGGAAGCTGTCTGAAATAGCCTTGGCTACAAGCTCAGCAGACTTTACTTGCTTTTCCTGTTCGGCTTGTTGTTTCTTAAATTCACCGAACTGTTTTCCGATGTCGCCAATATCAGCACCGAGCTGCGCCATGCCCTGCCCTTGGATTGCGCCAGCCCTTGCAAAGCCAGAATAATCCTGCACGAACATGCGCGGGTCGATACCTGCGCCAAGCATTTGTCCTCTTCCGTATGTAGCCATATTATTTAATCATTTGGAATCCCAATTTTGCAACACTTCCCCCAATGCTTCCAATTGCGTTGGCAATTCCAGCAGACCTTGCTGCGCTTGCCTGAGCATTCGCCATGCTTGCATTAAGTTGGTTTTGCCGTTGCACAGCACCAAGGTTCAATGCAGCATCCGGCGAGAATAGCTGCGGTGTGCCTGCGCCAATCGCGCCTAATCCAAGTCCAAGTTGCTGTTGTCCGGTCTGGTATGACAGTGGCTGGCTGCCAAGCATTGAGAACCCAGGCTGCGTGTAGAACTGCCCTGCCATGTTGAATGCTTGTTGCTCTGCCTGTGCCGCCTCCTGACGCTTACGGAACAATGATTGCTCGCGGTTTAGCACCTCTCCAGCCACTGATGCGTTACTTCCAAGCATACCCCTTGCGCCAAATGCCTCCCTTGCCGCCTGTGTTGCCTCACGCTGCTCTTGAGGGTTTAGTCCGTAGGAAGACTGCCTAGCACGCATTGCCTCGCTTGTAGAGGCTCCTACGACGCCTGCTTGTTCTGGCGACAACGCTTGTGAAACACCCCGCGCCATCCCGGCTTGTTGCTGCATCGACTGCAACTCTGCCTGCCTTGCTGCTGCCAGTTGCTCTTGGGACTGTTGGGTGGCTTGCTGACCAAGGCCAAAAATCCCTTGTTGTCCGCCAGCACCTTGAAGGAATGCGGAAATGTCACCAAGATTCAATCCTTGGAACTGTGGGCGGAATTGTTGCTCAAATGACAACACATCCGGCATTGTTGCCTGATATGCAGACAGCAACTTTCTGATGTCTTTTGAATAGTTTGCTTTAGGAACTTGTACGCTTGTTGATCCGCCCATTGTCTTGTTATGTTAATTGTGAGAATATACGCTTCATTCGTTCTGCGCTGTAGATTTTTGGTTTCCTATCTTTTAGTTTGAAGCCGCGACGGAACGCAACCAGTCCATCCCAATCGGAGAATGCTGAGAGTAGCTTTCGCACGCTTCCTCCGTAGTAAGTGACATAGAGACAGTCAGAGTCATCTTCTTTGGTTGGTGTGTCGATGTCCGTGCTTCTGCAATGGTATGCAAGAAGGATTGCGTCATTTCGTGAAACAACAAATCCATGCAGGATGTGCCACATGAATTGTCCGTGAAAGTCTTCTCCAATTGAGGAAAACTTTTGGATTGCTTCGACGATTCGCATGTTTGGTTCCATTTCATCGTATTACCATGAATGACGCTTGGTCTGGATTGGTTGAACTGCTGCTTGCGTCTCTGAATCGCAGTCTGAATGTTGTGGTTGTTTCAGTAAACCCAGCTTCAAGTATGTTTGCAAATGCTTCTGACATGCAAACAACAGCATAGTTGGCATCCGGCAGTGCGGTTGTCATAACGACATCGTAAACACCTGAACTTACCCTTGTAACGCTGGTAACATTGCCACTGGCATTTACAACGCATGCGCCATTGCTGCCCTGTCCTGCAAAATTGCCCCATGCACGGACACCAAAAACAGGTGCGGTTCCAGTTTGCGCTCCATTTAACTTTGCAGCAGTAATGTTTGCATCGGCAATCTTTGGGGTTGTTACATTGGAATCAAGAATTTTTGACGTTGTAACCGAATTGGACGCAAGTTTAGCCTCTGTAACATTGGCATCTGCTATTTTTGCGGTTGTTACGTTGGAATCGGCAATCTTTACCGTAGTAACAGCACTGTTTGCAATGTTACCAGTCTGGATTGTCTTAACCTCAAGCCTTCCGCTGCCATTTACCTGGAGTGTTGCATTATCTGTGGTGCCAGATGAACCAGAAACAAACGTGGCCGCATCAACCAAGTTGTTTAACTTGGTGCTTGTGACTTGATCTCCGTCAGCAAATGTCTGACCTTTGGATAAAATAGGCATAATTAGAATTGTGAAATGGTTTGTCGGTTGGTTATTGTGGCATCAATCGCAATTGAATTGACTTTGGGCCGTCCAATTGGCTGTGATCCTGACGTATTTGCAGAAATTGTCAATTGTGCATACAATCCCCTTGGGTTTCCAAGGCGCATACGAAGGTTTGCAGACTCATTTGGTGGCAAATCTTGCCCAATAAGGTTGTTAATGCGCCCAACTTCATACAATTCTGCGTCTGGGTCTTCAGTGGAGAAGCTAAATACCGCATCGGTGTTCTCGTCGCTGCCTTGGCATTGCACTTGGATGGCGGAAAACTTCTTCCTGTCGTATGTTCCAAGCATAAAACCACGCGATTTAAGCTCGTAATCCACATTGTAGGTGGCAGAACTGCCCACCGGGTTCAAGGAAACCACATCTACGGGTGTTTCGTTGACATTTGCTTCATGGATTCCGCCTTGATCGTTAACGTAGAACAATGAATTTCTAGCTCCAACCTTACCGTAGTGGATGTCAACGATATTGAACTGCCCACCACCGAACGTATCCACGGACTCCCACGCTTTGTTAAGCATATTGTAGATTAAGATTGTGTTGTTTCCGATGGCATCGTCTGCTCCAGCTTCGCTGTCAATTGGCACTGCAATGTAGTATCGGTTGTCGTAATACATCCCGACAGACTTGTCTGCTAGTCTCTTGTTGATTCGGTCAATAAATGGCTGTATTGCTTTGGACAGTGGTTCGCCAGTCCCACGAAGGTTGTAGTCATTTTGGAACTCCACTGCATACACGCCGCTATCCGAGAGAAAGAAAATAAGGTTCGCAAACCCAACAATGCTCTTACGAGCCAAGCACCCTACTTCCCTTGTAAGCTCCGTGACAATTGTGTCTTCCAAACTACCTTGAGTCTTGTTGACAATATGGATGCTATTGCGGTTAAACACAACCAAGTTGTCTTCAGTAAATGAATGAAAACCAACAAGGAAATCTGCAATGCCAGCAGTAACTTTGAATTGACTGTAAATCTGGTCATAGGTGTCACCGTCAAGAATGTCTGACGCAAGAATCTCGTCACGCTCCTCCCTGTCTGTGTATGTCGGAGAGGCCGCAGTTCCACCCACAGTGTACCAATATGGAACCCACAAACGCCTCTGGAAGTAAGATGCCCAAGGAGGCGCAGGCATGTGGGTAAATCCACCGCCAACAGAAAACCTGCCGCCAAACTCAAACACATCTGAAGACGATGTGTTGTAGTCGCCAACAGGCGCATACCACTTGATTGTCGTGGAGCTTGCTTCAACAACCTGATAAGTTCTTCCCTCCATAGTGGACAACACGGCAGTGGCTGCCTCGTAAATTGTTACAAAGTCACCAACTTTGATTGTCGTATTACCAACAACAGTAGCCTGAACAAGACCACTCACAACATCAACATCCTTCGCCTGAATACTGAATGTTTGAGGCTGGGTATAAACACCACCAAGAACCTTGGTAAAACCGGATGCTTTCATCAAGGCATTAGTAACACCGTATGTCTCATTTGCAGAAGTTAATGCAAACGTAAACGTGTCGGCACTCGCAACAGTCACCGTCCTCAACCCGTTTGGGTTTGTTCCAGTAAATGTTAGCCCAGACAATGTTACCTTGTCCCCGGTAACCAACCCATGGCCCGCAACAGTAATCGTCACCGTATTCGATGCCAACGCCGCAGCAGTGATAACCCTGCCGCCGGGAATCCACTCCCACGACTGGTTTCCACCGCTGCGAAACAAATACACACGATCAAACGCTTGTATCATGTTTACTTCATCGGAAACAATTGTTGCGCCAGGATACGGCAAGTCGGTCACAGTGTAGTCGGTCAAATCAACACGCTTGGCAGAAAGACCAGTTGCCATAATAATGCTCTCATCATTGTCGCTGGTTGGATCACTGTAAATGCAAGATCCCAAAATCTTAGTCACAGCATTGTCCGTCAACTCTGTAATAACTTTGTCATCACTTCCGCCAATTGTAAACGTCTCGTTTGCTCCAGCCAACGGATACGTCAACGTGTTAACATCTTTAACTGATATTAAATAAATACCATTAGGGTTTGTCGTTGAAAATCCAAGTCCTTTTACTTTTGTCCAAGCAGGAATACCATTAGAGCCAGTCACCACGGGTGTTCCTGTAGCTGGGGAAGCAGGCTTCCACGCATCAGGGTTTGTCACTGCATCCCATGCGCCTGCCGGAACAAGTTCGGGAGACGCCACGTTAGCAGTGGATGTCCATTCAGCAGTGCCTTCCTTAAAAGAAAGCACCCATTTATTGCTTTCTTCAAAAGTCACAGAAGACACGCTATTATCGTGGTCTAATGAAAAACCCGGTTTCCCCCGAAAAATTCCAACATAGGGCAAAACAGGAAACACAACAGGAGTAGTCCCATTGCTGGTTAATGTGCCTGTAACAGTCATCGTCTGGTAATCAGCATCCAACCCATGCCCAGTCACCGTCAAACTAACCACATCGCTAGCCAAACTAGCCGCAGTAATGTTCTTACCCCCAGCAGTATCAACCAACCAAAACGGCAACTGCAATGGCGCAGAACTACTACTCAAAGCACCACTCCGCAACACAATACCCCTGCGAGGCTGCCAGTACCCCTCTATCCTCCCATTCTTCGACAACACAACCTCACCAGCCTGCAACTGATTAGGCTGCAACCTCTGGTTCATCCCCACAAACCCACCGTCACCATCCGTGAGCAATGAATCATCAAACCCGCCATATGACCGATACTTCGACATCAAGCGTAATACGCAATCACCGTTCCACTCGCAATCTGAACCTTGCTAAATACCCCACCAAGCCCAATACCCGCCAACAAAGTCTTGTTATCAAGATTGGAAATGTCCGCCAAATTACCAGCAGTCTCACCAGTGTCAGTCAACAACACGCTGTCCTCAATGGCCTGAATCCACCTAAACGAACCAGTAGCAGAATCAGCCCCCGTAAGAACTATCCCACCCATCTGACCCTGCAATTGATATGAATCTCCGCGTCCCATAATCGTAGTAAAGTTAATCACAGCCAAGGCACACTCTCCCCGGCAACACCAACCCAACTACCATACCCACACCCACATGTCAATCCCCAATTGTAAAACTTTTGAAGGGGGGGGGCAATAATCCCCAATTGCAAATTTTACGAAGGGTAGGTTAATCAATGAGCATTTTCATTATCCCCAGTCGCGCAACCCCCTCCCCCCCCTATCGTGACTATCCTGGGTGATTCACTCATGATTCGTGGCTGCTGTTCGAGCGTGCATGATCGCGTGAACACCGCTTGTGGATTGAAACGTACGTTTGAGACATCCGTTCCAAGCGTGTGAACGTGCCGACTCGGTGCTGTCCTGGGTGCCGGCTGTCCTGTGCGCCGACTGCTGTCCTGTGCGCCGACTGCTGTCCTGTGCGCCGATTGTGTTGCGAGTTTCGATTCAAAGCGCGACTTGAGATCATGCTCGATCATGCGTGGATTGTTCCATGCTGTCTTGTGGCTCGTCCTGGTGGCTTGTGGCGCGCTGATGTCCGGACGCAGAAAACCCCGCCTAGCTAGTGCCGGGCGGGGCGTGATGGAGTGGTGGGTTTACTTGCTAGCCTTGTTTTTTTCCGCCTGCCATATTTCCTCCAGCTTGAACGCAGTCTGGACGCGGAACCAATTCCCCTCGGAATCCTCCACGATAAAATCCGCAATGCCGTTTCTTTTGATGATCTTTGTTATTGTTTTCATCTTGTCTTTTTTTTGTGTGCGTGTGCTGCGACTGGCAACGGGGGGGAGTATGGCGCGGAGCGGATGACACGCAAGATTTTTTTCATCTTTTTTTCGGTGTTCATCCGCGCATGTTCCATCGAGTATTGTTCGTTTGTACGTGTTCGTTTGTACTAGCGTACTTTCGGGCTGCATTCCATAACCTAATCATTAGGTACTAACCTAATCATTAGGTAATATTAGGCGGTTATTTGTTTTTTGTGGGGGGTTGATTGATTTTTGAGGTTATTTTTAAGCCTATTCCCAATGCTGATTTCCAATGCTGATTTTTAAGCCTATTTTAAGCCTATCCCATCAAATCGAATCAAATCGAATATAAATAACTCTAGCTAGTTTGCGGCTGTCAGTGTGAGGCGGACAATCTTATGCAGGGACTATAGCTTATTGAGGCGCATGCCGCGGGCTAATCGGGGCATCACTACGTTCGCCCCTCCGTCCTCGCTACGCTGTGGATTGTAATCACCC